AACCAACTCTTACCAATACCAGATGGTGCCATTACAACTCCTAATTCGCCGGGGCCTAAACCACCATCCATTAGTTCATCAATAACATCCCACCCCGTAGAACAAGAATCTCTTTTAACATCTTCTAATATATATTCAAAATTTTCAATATAATCTAAACCCAAATCAGATTCCACACCCACTTTGGATGCAGCCATCATTGTATCTATAATTTTATCGTAATTTCCTGCTTTTAATAAATCTACTGATTTTAAAAGTGCATCTTTAACCTTTTGGTTTTTACAAAATGTTAAATATTCTTTTTTAACATATGCTAAATCATCAGCTCCAACTTGTGTATAAACGTTTTTTAATTGTTCAATTACAGTTTGTTTTAGAGCCTTATCTTCAACGCTTCCAACTTTGATTTTGAACACTTCCATTGTAGGAACTGCACGGAATTCATTGAAGTAATCTTGTACTTCTTGTATAATCCATTGGTTTGCTTGAGATTCAAAAAATGCTGGTTTGGTGATTTCAGTTACCTGTTCAAGAAACTTTACATCCGTTATAAGGGAAGCAACTACTTTAGATTGATACGATTGGCCATATTTGACTAGTGTATCTACTACTTCCATTATTTATTTTTTTTCTTTCTTGCTAATTTTTTTTCTTCGATTGATAACTCAACTAATTCTTCGGTGGGTTGCTCAATAACTTGCACACTCTTTGGTTTACGAGTTGCTAATTTCCATTCTGATTTTGAAATAAACTTCCAATAACCACCCTTTACTCTATCATCCGCATCTTCATCTGATACTCTACGGATTTCATCTAATTCGTAACCCTTTGCTACTCTAATACATTTAATACACTTCATACTTTTTGTCCATGTTTAATTTAAAAATTATTTTAATACCATTAAGATTTCTGATTCTCTTAATAATGTATACTTCTTACCACCTAATTTGATTTCTTGTCCTTGATGATATGGTGGGAGAATTACTTCATCACCCACTTCTACGTTCATTGGAATTAATGTTCCACTTTGTGTGTAAATACCAGGTCCTACTGATTCTACCACTGCTCTTGTAATATCCTCTTGCTTAACTGAATCAGGAATAATAATTCCTCCGATTTTTTGTTCCTTTACTTCAATCTCACTTAGAAGAACTCTATCTCCTAATGGTTTTGCTAATTTGTCTTGTGTCATAACTTTGTTTTATTTTTGAAATTTACCTATATGTGAAAATGTTGATTGTAACCAATCTAATACATTTGGAAATGAATCCAATATGTGTGTTTTTAATCCTATCTTTAAAAACCCTTGCTTATCAAATTTAGGTACTGGCTCTTCGAATCTATCAATAATCTTCATTCTAAGATTACCACTAAATTCCGGCTCAGATAGTTGCATCAATTTACGATTTCTTTCTAAGATTGCCAAATTATTTTCAAATAATTCGTGAGCTTTTGTTTTCTTAGGTTGAGTTTTAATAAACTCTAACATAGATTCGGTAGTATACACTTCCTCATCCGTTAATAAGGGGAAAGATTTAATGATTGTTTTTAATCCCAAACCTGGTATACCTTCTACGTTATCGGATTTATCACCATCAATCATTCTGAAATTGATAAAATTATGTGGATGAATACCAAATTCTTCCTTAACCTCATCAATGTTGTAAACTTTCTTTTTAGATGGTGAGTATACACTTACATCTTTGTTTACTAATTGTAAAAAATCCTTATCAGTACTCATTATAATAACCTTCTCATTTTCTTTCTTTAATTGAGTAGCAATATATGCCATAACATCATCTGCTTCAATTCCATCGTAAATCATAATAGAAACGGGTAGAGCTGATAATAACTCACCTAATCCAGTCATTTGACGTTTCATAGATGCGCTTTCTTCTTCAGGGTTCATCTGAACGGAAGCGGCACGATTCAATCTCATTTTGATTTTGTTCTTACCTCTTTCGGATTTATAGCCCGAATATATATCTTGTCTGCTTTTGTTTCCACCTTTACCATCGAATACCACGATAACTCTGGTTGGATTTAGGGTTCGGATAGCGAAGCCGATACTTTTTAAAGTACCGACTATGCCTCCAATATGGTCACCATTCTCATTGAGATTAGGTGCGGTTGACCAGGAACGAATGAAGGTATTAAGACCATCAATAACTAAAGTTTTTGAATTACGATGTAAATCGCCAAATCCTTTATGTTCCTCATCTATTTGTTTTAGTATATCTAAATACTTCTTATTAATCTGACTCATTTGCCTCGTCCGTTGTTAGTTCAACTTCATCCGTTGCCGAATTTTTGTATAATAATATTGTTGCCTCACAAATCCTACGATAGATTTGGTCTTTTAGTTCTTCGTTCTCTAATAATTTCGCAAAGTCTTTAGATTGGAATTTCATTATTTCACCTGTATCTATATCCGTATATTCATACCAAGCTCCTGCTTGCTTTAGAAGTTTAGCATCTTTCATAACTGCTAACCAACCTCCGTAGTTATCAATACCTCTATCAAAGAAGATATCGAAATCTGCATGTCGTAATGGTGGGCCCATACGATTTTTAATAACCTGTGTTCTAACTTTAATACCAACGATTCTATCACCGGCTTTAAGTTGTCCCATATTCTTTAATCTCAATCTAACTGAAGCATGGAATGCTAATGCTTTACCACCCGAGGTTGTCCAAGGGTCACCAAACATTGCGTTCATCTTCTGTCTTAGCTGATTTGTGAATATTAAAGCAATTGATTGTCTACCAATCATATTGGTAATCTTTCTCATTGCTTTTGAAATGATAATAGCTTTATCGGTTGCGTAACCATCTTTACCATAATCGGCTTCTAACTCTTTATGTGTTGATGCTGCTGCTACTGAATCCACTACAATTGTAACCAAACGATTTTTATCGCCTGTTCTCACTTTCTCAATAATTGTTTCACATGCTTCAAAGATACCTTCAACAGTATCAACTGAAACATATAGGAGTTTTGAGATATCTACTCCAATTGCTTCCAAAAACTCTCTACTAACTGCGGTCTCGGTATCAATCATTACTGCAACACCACCTTTACGTTGTGTTTCAGCAAGGAGATGGGCGGAGAGCAGAGATTTTCCGCTCTGCTCTAAACCCGTAATCTCAGTAATACGTCCAACTGGCAATCCACCATAAGGGCGGTTTGATATTGCTACATCCAACATTGCGTTTCCGGTAGAAACCCAATCTTTAACATTTGTAGGGGCATCGCCTCCTTCATCCGTCAGGAAGTATGCAATCTTACCATCCTTATTTTGTTTGTTGAGAGTATCAGCGAGAATGCTCGCTAAATCTTCTTCTCTTTTTGCCATTGTAACTTTTTAAATTAGTTGTTAAATAAATCATCGAATGCCGATGCTACATCATCTTTTGGCTTTGATGTTTGCTTAGGAGCTTCTTCAGTTTCCCAAGGTAAATCACCACTAATATCAGATGTTCCACCTAATCCAATAGAAGATTCCGTTTTTGCCGGAGTTGCTACTCTTGGTGTAGAAGAAACTGGTTGCTTTGGTGCTTCCAATTCATCAATGATATCATCATCGCCTGTTGAATTAGCTGATGGGTTTAACCAATTTTCTAAAATTGTTTTTAATTCTGCGTAAGATAATTCTGAATATAATTCAGTAATTTCTTTTTGATTTTCCAATAAATTTTGGATAGTCGCAGAATCATCATGCAATTTACTTACCGCTGGTTTAACTCTAATTGTAGTTGTCGGATAAGATGTTCCTGATTCCTCAGCTGATTGTACATCTAATACGATATCTCTACCATTTAATGGGTCGGTGATATCTCCGTAATCCGGGTCAGCAATATATCCTAAGATATCCTGATAAACCGTCTTACCAAATCCCCAAAATTTAACACCTTCGTTTTCTTTACCACGAACAATAACTGGTGCAAAAGTTCTTAACTTTGGCTCCATTTTCTTACCTGCTTTCCAATCATCAGTATCGCCTGTACGTTTAAGTTTTTCTGCAAACTCAACGATTGGGTCAGGTCTTCCAAATGAAATTGGTGACAAGTACGTTTTGTTGTTAATGTTGTAGTGAAAATACAATTCGATAAAAGGAATATCCTTATTGAATTTGTAAGGTACTAAACGGATTTGAGATTTTCCGTTTGCCGGTTTCCAGATTGAATCCGACTTCTTTGTGTTGTTTTGTAAAGAGCTAAATCTCTTTAGTGCTAATGAAATGTCCATTGCTTTTTTTGTTTTAAATTTTAAGAATTTGTTTTTAAAGTTGAGGTTTATATCGATATATTCCTATATCTAAATATAAACTTTTTGGCTTTTGTTATAACAAATATACAACTATTTTTTGTTATTGCCAAATATTTTAAGGTTTATTTTGCCCACTTTCCCCTATTAACTAATAAAGAAATTACTGAATATACAGCTAAATCCTCATATGTATCCTCAATTGATTCACCAACCTCATCCGGCTGCCCTAATACTACCAATTGTTTTAATCTTTGGATTTTATCATTCTTTCTGAACCATAATCCACTTAGGGATAATTTGATATCTTCTTTAGTTTGTAATGGTGTTCCTACTGAAATATTACCAGGTCCATAGTTTCTTTGTTTCTTACAAAATGTAGTATACATTTCATCTAAAATGTTCTTAAACTCTTCACAGGTTTGTGGATACGTCTCTTCGCAATATTCAATTGCAGTTTGTTCTTTATTCATAACTTATTTTTAATTTTTCCAAAATTGATACCATCGTTTCTTTTTAATATCCGGCTTTGCAAATGGTTGCGTATTATCCCACACATTTACTATACCACCATATCTTACCATCATCATTTGACAAAATAACTGATGATATTCGGGTGGTATATTATCAAAGTCTGCTTTAATTGCTATATCTAAATTTACACTTTCGCCACTACCAACTATTAATTTTAATTGGTCTCGCATTTCAATAATTGTACTCGATTTCATTGTTAAATAACTCGTATTTCCAATGTAATATTCTCCTTCTACTTTTTTCGGTGCCATAACTTATTTTTTAATTTTCCACTTTTTTTCTAAATACTCATAATACCTATGGGTTTTATTACCATTGTATAGAAACCATACAATATAGATATCAAACCACCAGTCCAATTTTTTTAGTAACTTTTTCATTTTTCTTATTTATTTTATCTCTTAATTTAACTGCTAAAGCGCACATTTCGTACTCCTCATATTCTACGAGTATTTGTAAATTCTCATCTAATAAATCTAAAAATTCTCTACTATCGACTGATAGAGTGATTACAAGAAACTCCTTTATTATAACCTGTGCAAATTCTACTTTCTTTTTTCTGGAAGAGATTCCATACTCTATACCTAATATAATAGCTTTGGCTACATCTAATGCGTGATGCTGAAAAACATCATCGGGTTTATCGGTATGAAATTGAATTGGTTGGAATTTCTTTTTTGTCATATATTCAAATATACGAAAAATATATTAGAATTCCAAATTGTCAGTATTAAAACTTTTAAAAACTTTTGTAGATATTTTTTTGTACCCTGTATTTGAAGTTGTTAAGATACAATTCCTAAACTCTTCCCAATCTATTTGAAATGAATTATCTAACATACCACCTGTTTTAGATTTAACTACTTCGTTTAGGGCGTTAATAGTGTATATTGTATTTGATTGTTTCTTTCTATGTACTAAAATAGTTTTCCATTCAGATGAAATTGGAGCAGAGCCCTTACCTACATTGAATGTTATAAATGCTTCCTCTGGTCTTAGTTTACTTTCTAAAACAAAAACATTTGGGTTTGTTAAAATATAACTCCCCAATATAAAGCCAACCGAATTATCTAAATCCTGCTTTGTTGTGAATAAGCAAAGTAGTTGTGTGTTCATTATTTTTTATTTCTCTTTTTAAGATACTCTTGTTTTTGCATACAGTTTTGCATTTCTTTAGAAAATTGAATAGTATCATTTGCATCCCCACCGGGTCCCGATTTAGTTCTAATTGTCATCACTCCAACCTCCTTACCAGCTATATCGAATACGTGTGCGGTTTGAATACCGGTTTTAGTATTAATTTTATCATATTTTACATTTATAGATTCCTCTATTTTTTTACCTTTGGGTACAGCCAAGCAATGTTGAAAATTATTTACATCACCAATTGTAGCTGTATTTCCTCTATTGACTTCTCTTTGAGAAATTTTACTTGGTGCTTTATCCAAGCTACCATCATCCATCACTTTATGATAACCACCTTTAATTTTTTGATATGCTTGTCCTTGCTTATCATACCAAATATCGGCTTCATTATTTCCCATCACTAATTGGAATCGATTAGCGGGTATGCCACCTGGATTATGTCCTTCTGCAATTGTTAAATGTAATCTACTTGCAAAATCATTTGCCATCATCCTATCACCCAATCCATTTTGGACTTTATTTAAATCTCGTCTCATACCCTCAACTTCATCATTCATCTTACCATACATAGTATTGATTACTTCTGAATTATATCCGGTTTTGTATTTAGGTTTACCATCTTTACCAACCATAGTTGCTGTTCTAGATATAATTTCTCTAACAGGCGATGGGGCTGATTGTGGATTTTTTGCATATATTTCAAACATAGCTTTCACTTTAGCGGCTGGGCTAGCTTTGGGGTTATCTATCAATTTACAACCAGGATGTGGTTTAGTCATTTTTTTACATAATTTTCCAATTGCTCCACTATTAGTAAACATTTTATCAACATCCCCACCTCTTCTAACAACACCACCTTCTTCGTATATATCGTTTGTTAATGCTTTTAATCCGGCTGGAGTTGATGTTAATTTTTGATACTTTGGTAAAAACGATGTTTGATATGCTTTTTGTTCTTCTTGTAATTTTACACCATTTAATTGATGTTTTTGAACAATTTTATTAGATGTAGATTTAGCTTGTTCTGATAGACCTGATTTTAAAATCATTTTTGCCATTCTATCGTAAGTCTGTTTAACAGTTGAATTTGCTTGAATATTATTTGACCCAATTTTATTGGAAACGTGTAACATAGAAACATTATTAGATTTACCATCCCAAATAATCATCATAGTATCGGTTGGGTTTTCACCGGCTCCGTTTTTATTTATGATACTAATATATTGTTCAGCTGATAATCCATTGAAAGTTGCCTTTGGATTTTTCTTAACTATTTCTTTAACTCTATTAATAGCATTAGTTTTTGATTCTTCCGAGCCCCAATAACCTTCAACTTGTGTTGTTTTTGGGTCGTATTTTTCTTCTGAAGAAATACTATTAGACATATCAAAAATTGCTCTACCAGTATTTACAGCTGCAGTTAATTTATCACCACCACTTACTGATGGGG